ATGGTTTCTACTAATATTTATCGAAAAAAATGTGCGATAGCACATTTTCTATAGTTGACTATAATTATAAAATAAGTTAAAATATACAAAAATTGAGTTAAATATACTATAAAATGGATCCCCAATGAAGTTAAGAACTAGATCGATACTGCAAGAACTTAACGAAATAGCAGATGTACGTAGCACGGACTCTCTGATCGAAAGTCGCGCCACCAACATCATCAACTCAGCCATAAACCTACTAGAAAGTATACACAAGCACTATGATGCTGAGCAGGCAGATGAGTTAGAACGTAGACTGATTAATGCTATCAAAGGGCAAGATCCAGCTAAATTCATCAGGGGTGTTAGAAAAATATCCGAAGATCGTCGCGAAAAAAGAAAAAAGTTACAAGAGCAAAATGACAATTAATTTATTTGAGGGTGGTAATGTTTTTAAAGGTCCCGAAGGTCCTTTAACTAGAAGGATCAAACAGGGAGAAATTCCAGGCACCATCGCCTACCTAGAAAAAGAAACTGGTGTAGACTTCAGCATGGACAAAGACGAAGCTGGTGTCCCTATAAAATGGTTAGGAACTACAGGACGTAAAGCGGACAGCGGAGATCTAGATCTATCCGTTGATGCTAAAGAAATTGACAAGAAAGAGTTTGCTGCAAAACTAGCCAGCATTTTTGGTAAAGACAGTGTGAAGTTAAGCGGCGATAATGTACACCTAAAAACTCCCATCGATGGAAATCCAGAAAACGGTTATGCTCAAACTGATTTTATGTTTTCCGCTAATCCTAAATTTCAACAGGGTAGTATGTTAGGAGGCACAGCAGACAGTCCTTACAGGGGCGAACATCGTCATATATTATTAAGCAGTATAGCCAGAGCAAGAGGATTAAAGTATAGCCCTAAATTTGGTCTAGTTGATCCGGCAACTAATGAACCTGTGCCCAATGGAGACGACTGGAACGTTATTTCAAAACAGTTATTAGGACAATCAGCTACTACTAAAGATATAAGGTCTGTGGAATCTATAATAAATTATATTAAAAAATTGCCTAATTATGAAGATCTAATTGCATCCGCTCAAGAAACATTAGCACGTAGTGGTATAGAATTGCCTAAAAAAGAAGCTGTGGAACATTACACACCAAATAGCCCTAGTTGGATGCGTAAGATCATAGATATAGTAAAATGAGAGCATGGGAATTATTAACTGAAGAAGCACCCACTCCTAAAAAAGTAGGCAGAGAGTTCAATCACCTAGAAGATCTTGTTTTCACAGAAGCCGACGGCGCTCAACGGGCTATAAAAATATTGAAAGACCTAGCATCACCAGCCAAAAAGATAGCTATCAAGTGGGATGGTAATCCCACAGTGTATTGGGGTCGTGATGAAGACGGTACTTTTCGTATGGTAGGTAAGAACAACTGGGGTCGTGAAGAAGGCAAGAGTTCTAGCCCAGAAGAACTCTCACAGTTTATACAGAGCAGAGGAAAAGGTGAAGAGTGGCGTGCCAAATTCGCCGGCGACATGGCGTCTATGTGGCCTATATTTGAAAAAGCCACTCCTGCAGATTTTCGCGGTTATGTCTATGGAGATATACTGTTTCATCCAGGCAAACCTTATGAAGGTTCCGACGGAAAAATTAATTTTACGCCCAATCAAACCACGTATTCTGTAAAAGGCAATAGTGCCGAGGGCAGAAATTGTCTAGGGCTAAAATAGCAGTGGCCGCACATCAACTTTATGAATACTTTGGAGATAAAAGCGGTAAACCGTTCACAGATCCAGATATTTTCGGAGGCAACCCAGAACTAGCAGTATATGGACAAACTTACATTAGCCACAGACCGGCTGTAGACGCAGACAATTTAAGCAAAATAGAATCTCTAGCAAAAAATCAATCGGCTATCAATAAATTTCTAACACCTGTCCCAGGAATGGGATATTTGCAGACTGAGATCTATACTTTTGTTAATAATCAGGCTAAGGCCAAGGCCCTAGATAAAATAAGTTCTGATGCATTTATGGCATTCGTTGGTAAAAATCCAACCAAAGCTAACAAAATTAAAACACATAGCGATGCACATCCGGGAGTTCTAGATAATCTGTTTCAACTTGTGCGTGAAATAATGGCAGCTAAAAATGAAGTAATTGCCGAACTAGATCAAGCAGAAGGCGACATTACTGCTACAACAGGAGGCAAGCCCGGCGGTGAAGGATATGTCAGCGGAGATGATTCTGTGAAACTCGTGCCACGCGATCGTTGGACTCCGTTTAGAGCTGATTAAAGACCCTAACACAGTGTTTTTTTCCAAAAGTTATAAATAATAATGCCAGTCCCGGAGCGGGACTATAGATAAAGAGGAGAAAATATCATGGCAGCATTTACAAAAGCAAATCCAGATCACATCGCGAATGGTACGTTGTATTCAACACTACAACTTAAAGCATTTTTAGTCAATCCCGATGCAGCTATCGTAGATACCGGTTTGACCGATCACGCAACACGTATCGCAGAAGAACTAGGCACAACCGCCGCACTTTTTCAAGTAAAAAGTGATGGTGCTTCTATGATCGTTATCGGTGATGGACATGCCTTAGATGTAGACATCCTAGCTCGTCGCGTTGACAAGGTTCTAGGTGGTACAGGCGCACTAGTAAGTTCTGGTGACACAGCCCTTGTTACTGTAACTGAATTGACCAGCCTATACGGTGTTTAATTAGTTTTCCTAGGGATGGGAAGGAAAGAGCGGATTTATTCCGCTCTTTTTTTGTCTGAGTAAATAGTAGCATATTATGAATCGCTACAAGATTGTTACATTAATAGACATCACCAAGTCAAATGCCAGTAGAACTGAATCAGATAAAATTAAAATTGGACAACAGTCTAACTTCAATTCTTTATTACAGTCTATAGGAATTAGATCTAACATACAATGGTTTGACGATCCGGTGATGTATTCTGGAAGGTTGCCTGCGGATATTGACGGCGCAGCCAATCATTGGATATGGGAATTTGGTGTTGAGCAGGCCGATGTTTTTCTTAAAGAAATCGATCCTGTTGGATTGCTCAAGGATGATCTAGATGGAGTTCCTGTGGTAATTGACTTAAATAACAATGTGGATATAAATCCACCTATATTTAAAACTAAAGGCAACGACATTAACACTTGGTTGTACAAGATCAATTCTTGAATAATCTAGATAAATAAATCTATACAGGCAAACCATTAGGCATTCTAACTTAGGCACATGTCCGGAGCGGACCTTGACTTAAAATACAGGAGACAGCCTAAATGGCCATAGTAGCAGAACGAGTAGGCGTACTTGAGACCAAAGTACAACACATAGACGAAAAGATTGACGAGTTAAAAATAGACGTTAAAGATCTGCACGATTGTCTAGATCGCACAGGTGATAGCTTATCTAAGACACTGGCAGAGATGAGAAACGAGTCTACCACCCAACATAATCAACTAGCAGGTAAGATTACCGAACTAGAAAAACAAAAACAAAAATTAATGATGTATGGCATGATCGCTCTGGCATTTATCGCAGGACTAGGGTGGACTGGGCAACTGAATATTGAAACCATCTTCAAGTTCTTTGGTGTGTAAAAACCACACACTTAAATAAAGGACCATTAGGTCCTTTTTTTATGACCAATATTCAAAAACGTTTAGAATCTATAGTAAGCAAAGAACTTGCTAAAAATATCATCCCAGTAAAAACCGATGAGGGGATTCTAGTTGGCGATGTGCATATAGTCAATCAAGCTAATCTTAAACACCTATATAAAAAAAATGTTTTATGTTATAAGGATATTAGTTTAAACATAGCAGCTATATATATTGCCAATATTTTAGCAGTAAATCAGCACAATATACGGGCAGATGCTGTTTATAGAGCGGACCAAGAATATGGTAAATGGTTTACCGATAGTCAGATGCTTAGAGCACGATATCAGAAATATTTAAATAACAAAGCATTCGATAAAGCTGATCATGTTTGGGCTAGATATCAAGAGAGCAGAGAGAAGGCACTGAATGCAAAAAAATATGTAGAAAGTTTAATATCATTTTGAATAAATATACTATCATTCTGGACTCTTTTTATGAAAACAACAGATATCTTCAAAATTAATAGATCTCCTAAGAGATTAAACGAATCCTTAGAGAAAACGTTTGGACAGCGTCTAAACTTAGAATCATTCGATCTACATCAGTTACAAGATGCTAGAAATAAACTACGTACACAGATAAGTCAAGTTCGCAGTGGTGCTAATTTTAATGAGACCGTAGAGAATGAAGCACTTACAAAGGCACAATGGATGCTAGATGCTATTAATTCTGAAATTTCTCAACGTGAAGAATTTGCTGTTGAAGCAGAAGAAATACAAGAAAAAGCCCCGCCGGGCGATAAGGCAGAAAGAATGGTTAAGCATATCAAAAAAGGATATGCCAAAGATGGTAAACTTACAGATAAAGAAAAAGGTATTGCTTATGCCACAGCCTGGAAGCAACACAACAAAGAACAGAATGAGTCAACAGAATCAGGAGAAGATATGACTAAAGTTACAGAAGGTGAGATCCAGCAGGCCAGTGCGATCGTTACCGCAAAGACAATGGTTGACAGAGTAGGTCGTTGGATTGAAGAACTTTCTGGCATGGAGAATGACACACTGCTACAGTTAGGTGACAGCATCCGTGACGAAATGGGTTCAGAGCAGGCCAAGAATTTTATCTCGGCTGTGGCTCCTGCGATTCAACAAGCACTAGAAAATCTAAAAACTACACGTGAAACGCTCTCAACAGGTGTTCGCCAGCTAACAGGCGAAGAACAAGCCGCAGGAATGCTTGGTGCCGAACCAGGCGCAGGCGGCGAAGGTGACATGGCATCAGCTGCTCCTGATGAGATGAATATGCCGGCTGAAGAACCAGAAGCTGATGCGTTTGCTGCTGCCGAACCAGCAGCCGGGGGAGCCGCAGAAGCAGGTCGCGAACAACGTGAAAGCATTCAATTTGAAAATCGTTTATTAAAAGTATTAGCAGGATGAGATTTCAAGACGTTACACACGAGGGCGATTTCTTAAAAATAAGAGAATTAGCCCCTATGATGGCTACACCAACAACCGGTTCTGCACCTGCGTCAGCGCAACCACAGCCAGCAGGACAACAGGCCAGTGGGGGTATGGATCCGGCTCAAGCAGCGCAAGCAGCCAAAGATAGAGCGGAACAGAAAAAACAAGCTCAAGATCAAATTAAACAGCTTGAACAACAATTGGCAGATGCTCGAAAGCGATTAGCGAGCCTAGGATGAGATTTTTTGAATTTAACGATTCCGCAGACGAAACAGATAGATTTCTAATCGTTCTTAGAAATTATATTGGTAGAGCGGCATCAAAAAAATCTCCTGCCAAACTAAATTGGAATGGTCTTAATCAAGTATTAAAGACAAATGGTTTTGAGTTGACTGCTGATTACGAAACTTTCAAAGCCATGTATGATTCAAATGCTGCTGTGCAAGCCTTAGTAAAAAACTTTAATCAGGACGGCATAGAACTCAATGTTCCCGGTGCACCAGACTCAAATGCAGAAAATGAACCAGAACAAGGCGGCCAAACCAGCCAAGATGCTGTGGATCAAACTGCTGCTTCTGCAGCCGCAGGACAGTTAGCTCAGAGTCAAACAACTCCCCAGGTTTGACAGATCCAAAATAATCCTGTAATATATACAGGATGCAAATACAATATACTCCCCCACCGTTCGCTGAAAGATTTCAATACAAACCTTGTACCCAGGTAAATGATCCTGTAACTAGAAAAAGGGTGTATCTCACTCCCGACGGCGAAAGTCTTCCATCTGTCACTACAATACTCGGCGCTACTAAAGATATGACCGCACTCAATGAATGGAAAAAGAGAGTAGGTGAAGAAAAAGCCAAACAGATTACAACAGAGGCCGCAGGGGTTGGTACCGCTATGCATGCCAACTTAGAACGTTTTATCGCAGGCATACAACGACAGCCTGGTAACAATCCTGTTCATGTACAAGCAAATAAAATGGCTGATGTGATTATCGAGCAAGGACTAAGCAAAGTTAACGAAGTATGGGCCATGGAACAGAGTTTATATTTTCCAGGACTATATTCAGGAACTACAGATCTTGTTGGCGTATATAACAATGAACCGGCAGTAATGGATTATAAACAAACTAACAAACCTAAAAAGGAAGAATGGGTTGAAGATTATAAGATGCAGTTGGTGGCATATATATTAGCACATAATGAAGTATACGGCACCGACATTAAACGAGGGGTAGTATTCATGTGTTCTAGAAACTTTGAATATCAGCAATTCGACTTATTTCCTACAGATTTTAACAAATATCAAGACCTGTGGCTTAATAAAGTAGAAGAATACTACATCAGTCTTAGATAAATATCCTAACAAGGGTATATTTCTATGGCTGTCGTACAAATATCTAAAATACAAGTCCGCAGAGGGCAAAAACTATCTGGTATCGGTGTTCCACAACTAAGTTCGGCAGAATTCGCTTGGGCTGTAGATACTCAAGAACTGTTCATAGGCAATGGTTCTGTTTCGGAAGGCGCCCCATATGTGGGAAATACCAAAGTTCTTACTGAACACGACAATATACTCGAACTTGCTGCCAGTTATAGATTTGCCAGCATAGATCCTAGTATTACTCTTAGTGTTCCCAGAAGCCTACAAAGAAAATTAGACGAATACGTATCTGTATTAGATTTTGGCGCGGTGGGAGATGGCGATACTGACAACGTTGCTGCATTTGAAAATGCATTTAATCAATTATTTAGAAACTCTGATCCAAATTTTAAAAAAATCTTATTGGTTCCGAATGGGACTTATGTATTCGATAGCAATTTAAACGTTCCTAGCACTGCTATAATTCAAGGTGAAACGAGAGACAGAGCCGTTTTAGAAATAGGGAATAATAATATCCTTTTTGTAACAGAAGATGGGGAAGGAGTGGCAGAATTTGACTCTACAAATAGACCCACAAATATCAATATCAGCGATCTAACAATCTTTCACGGCAACGGTCAATTAGTGCTTACTGGAGTAGCCGATAGTGTAATAGATAATGTAACATTTAAGTCTAATTATGTATTAGGCGATTCTATAGGAACAATAGAGGATCATCCTGCATCAGTATTCTGGGAAAACAGTTTGCCAGGCATTAAGGTGACGGGATTAACTTTTAGAAATTGTAATTTCGAAGAAACTCCTTTGGCTGTTAGAAGCGATCAAATCACTGTTGACAGTAGCAATCCCCCAAACTTTGACACATACATAACTTTTGATCATTGTAGATTCTTTGTCTGTGATTCCGCTATCCTTATCAACGGAATCACCGGCCAAGGAAACAAATGGAGTGTAAATGATTGTGTATTTGAGGAAATAGCCAAATATGCTTTCAAATCTGATTACGGTTATGGATCAAAGATACAACGATGTAATTTCATAAATTGCGGCAACGTCACGAATACTGCGGCAAACCCAGTACACTATATTGTTTATTTTGGAGAGGCTTTTGGCAACACAGTCAAAGACAGTTCAAGTAACAGACATCAGGAAGGTAGTTTCACATCTGTGGCTACAACAGACGCTGTCACCGAA